CTTTAGCAGATGAAGGCATACTACCCATGATTCAAGTTCATGATGAGCTAGATATTTCTGTAGAAAATGAGGCACAATCTAAACGTATAGCAGAAATTATGGAACATTGCGTGAATTTAGAAGTCCCTTCAATTGTAGATGCAGAGTTTGGTCCTAATTGGGGGGAAGCAAAACAAACATTTAGCGAAAAGCCTTGGCTTAGAGGAGTAGAAGATGGCGGCACAGAAATGCGGCATAATACCGAACATTAAAACCCTGACAACAGCTTGGGATGCACAATTTTTACTAAGATATCATACGGTTGCAATGCAATCAGAAAGGCAAACCGTGGGAGCTCATTCATACGCAGTAAGTATTTTAATTGATCAATTATGGCCTGACAGTACAAAGCAATTAATTATGGCGGCACTTTATCATGATGTGCCAGAAATAGTTTTAGGTGATATTCCTGCCACCGCTAAATGGTCTTACCCTGAAATACAGCAAGCCTTTGAAAAAGCTGAGAAAAAGGTATTTGATGACCTCGGGTTGATATTTGTACTCAGCCCAGAAGAAAAAATACGATTAAAAATGGCTGATATGTTAGAGCTCGTTTTATATACACACCGTCATTCTCAAGGCAGTGACCAAATGAAATTGATTATGCACTCTGGTATAAGTTACCTTCACCAAAAATTCTCTTCTGAACAAGATTTTGAGCCAGTAAAGACAGTGTTAGCTCATTACAATTTAGGAGTAAATTGATGAATTGTATTAAGTGTGGTGCAAAAAGCAAAGTTTATGAAAGCAGGACGCATGCCTCGGCATTTGGAAAAACTATGATGCGTAGAAGGGAATGCACTAAATGCAAAACCCGATACAAAACAATAGAAATCATTATGCCTGAACAATCAAAACCAGTAGCCGTGCCTAAACCTGAAGAAAAACGCAGAAAAAAGATGAAAAAACGTAAACCAATGCCACTTCATCAAGTTGAACCAGATTTTGATAATATGACAGATGAAGAAATTGAAGCATGGATTACCAGTGGCAAAGACTATTACGTCTAATTTGCTCTTAGTTTGCACCTATTTTATCTTAGGGCATAAGTTTTGCAGTGTTTAAGGCGTTATATGTATGTAACACCTTAACCTAATGGAGTGTATGATGGAAGAAGCAGTATGTTGTGAAGTAAGCGTATCTTTATTTAATCCAGTAGAGTTTAAAGATACTTTTATTGTAGAAACTTCAGATAGATATGAAGCTATGAAGTATGTTTTAGGGAGTTATTCCCAAGAAACACTTTCTTATCTAACTGATGTAAAAACCAAACTTATCATTGAGTAAGTAAGAACAGTCTTCTACAATTAGCTACTGTATATTAAGGTATTCTGCAGAAAGGGAGTGCTTATGAATATCTTTATAGTTGATTGGGATCACACTATTTGTGCTCAATGGCATTGCAACAAACACGTTGTTAAGATGCCACTTGAGACTACCCAAATGCTCAGCACTGTCCACCACAGGTACAGTAATGATGGACCATTTCGCCCTGTTCATCAAAAACACCCCTGTACCTTGTGGGCAGGGCAAACGATTGAGAATTATCGCTGGCTTTGGCGGTTAGGTATCGCATTATGTAAAGAATATACTTATCGCTATGAAAAAACCCATGCTTGTGAGAGAATTCTTGCAATACTTCGTTGTCCTCCTGTAGAATTACAAGCGAGGGGGTTTACTAAACCCGCTCAAGCAATGCCCGATGAGTATAAACATTCTGATACTCTTATGGCGTACCAGAATTATTACATAGGAGAGAAAGCGAGGTTAGGTGTATGGCACAAAAGGCCAGTTCCCCCATTCATGGAGGAGATAATGTTATCCCGTTCGTCCGACGAGAAAACCAATCAGACCCCATCATAGACGAGAAAAATTTTATCGTCACAGAACACGAAGTAGAGATTTTGCTTTGCTCGCTCTGTGGATCAGGGTCATTTCATCTAATCTCAGGGATGAAAGGACAGATAGGATGCGGAGAATGCGGATACCTCGTAGGAGCTAAATGGACTTCTAATATAGAAGAATAAATTAGAGAAAATACTTTTTGTCATCAATAAAGTCTACACTTATATATTAATTACAGCCAAACAACACTCGTAGAAAGGAGTTAGATATGCAAGCTGTTGATTTATCTGGTTTTACTGGTACGCAATGTCTGTATCAGCATAAACTTCCGATGACCCCTGAGTTACTACTTACTGATGGGGTTAAGTATTTCGCTGAAAAGTGCGGAGCTTATTGGTTTATGGATATCGTAGCCACTGAGTTTACACCAAAGCTCAGTGATGAAGATTACGTTATCTTTATCCAAGTAACTGTTAGTGATGATAACAGTGCTGTTATTATAGGTTCCGATGGTGATAAAGGTGATGGTCCTATAATACTGCATACTCGCACTATTGAGTATACTGACCTACCACCTAACTCTGAATTCAAATTTATCCTGACGCGTAGCCCCAATACTTTGATGCTACCGAGTGAGTGGTAAAATGGTTATCGGTGGTTACTCCATGGAAGATGAGCAGTTTAACGGTGAACGTTGTGTCACCGTTAAACAGCATGAGTCTGGGTGGTCTTTCTTTTTGCAAGGTGAGACCGCACAGGATTTTTGTCGTGAATGGGAAATTTTTAAGTTGACCACTTGTGGTCTTAGCTTTGAAGATTTCTTATATGAAAACGACTATAACCTTTGGTTTCAATAGGAGGTACGATATGTACTCAGCACAAGTTTATTATAACTCGCGTGAGGGGCATTCCCTCACGCCTATGTATCGCACTATAAAGTTGGTAGAAATCTATTTAGATTACTGCGGTTTAATGAATAATGTTGATGATGTGCGTGAAATCGTAATATTAAAAGGTGGGCGTCGCAAGATGCCCACTATCCACGGTTATTATGATTGGGTTAAAGGCAGACTCAAACTTGATAAGAGTAAACCAGCTTTTATCCACAACATTTTTTATGGATTGGGGGAATAATGGGTAAAGTAAAAGAGCTTTGGATGAACGAGCTTGAAAAGTTGCAAGATGATTACTGCGAGGCTAACATTACTGAAGAAAAGTTTAGACGCAGTATGGCTAGTCTTGGAGTAGATTGTATAGATATTGATTGCTATATAATTGAAGCGCAACCATTGAGGGCGGTTAATGAAGCATTTAAACCGTTTTTTGATATAGATGGCAAACTTAAAGTGCAATAAATGTGAGCACAAAGCAGAGGTGGAAACTAGATTTTCTCTGCTTTGTACCTCTTGTTGGTATAAAGATTATGTAACGCTCTCTAGAAAGGAGACGCAGAATTATGGAATTAGACCTCTTAACCGTGATTATGACAGTAATCAGCGTTTTAGCTCTTTTGTGAAATTTTAACCCGCGTGATGGAATGGGTAGACATAACGGACTTAAAATCCGTGGCCTTTGGCGTGCTGGTTCGAGTCCAGCCGTGGGTACCATTATCTAGGAGTAACCAGAAGAATGACTATTGATTATACACAACTGTTTCCTGTTGGGGATGATGTAACTCATCGCCTTTGCCCTGAATGTGCGGGTGATGGTCGCGTTGAATATGAACGCGCTGTGATAGATTATCAAAATGGTGGTTATCTACAAGGGTATTTGGATGATTGCGAAACTTGTGAAGGTTGTGGCGAAATAGAAATAGATTATGAAAAGCATTGTATTGTAGATGAGATGGGTAATCTATATTGGAAGCCAGATGAAAGATTTTGATGATAACAAAAGACTTATCATTATAAGTCAGTTATGGCATATTATACTTAATGGCAAGGGGAGGTCTCTTGTCATATAACAACTGACCACTCAAGAAAGGAGTAGGTTATGAACGAGAAAGTAGTTCCCGATGATAATATGGTTGATGGTGTTTGTGCTAGTTCTGGGTTGCCTAGTGATAGCGAGGTAGATAATGCAGTATGTACTGATATTGCCGCCCGTGATGAGTTTGACCCTACTAAGCATGTTCAACATGAACAGATAAAAGCACAAGCTCAGCGTATGAGTGATGTGCGTTCTAGGTTTGAAAACCTTGGTGCTGATATGCAACATATCATGACTCTGCTTTATGGTTTGCAAGACCGTGTTTCACGGTTTGAAAAGCTGTTTGATGAAGTAGGGGCTCCTGTAAAAGGTATGTCTGTGCGTGAGCTAGAACAGTTTGAGCCTATGTATTCAGGGCAAGAAAACATGCGAGCCGCTGGTAAAACAGTTGATGATCTATACTGCCGCATTATCGACCTTGAAAATGAAGTTGAAAGTGTTCGTGAAGAAAGTATAAGCAGTAATGATTACGACCCCGATGAGTGGGTACGGCAAAGTGACCTTGCTGATGAAGTAACTAATGCTATCCAAGAGCGTGTTACTTTTAATGCTGAAATTACAGCTGAGGCAAATTAATCATGGCTACTTATAGTGATGTGAGGGGGGCAGTTTCACATCTACTTAATATTGCCGCAAGAGAATGGGAACTTGAACAAATTCTCGGTAATGTCCCCCCTAAACCTTTTGGAGATGACCGTGCTTACGGTCTTCTTGCATACTCTCTTGCTACTGTCTGTTTCCGCAGTCCAGAAGCAAGGGCAATACTGGAAAGCATGATTGCTAATAAAGCTAGAGAAATAGCTTTGATGGAAGAAAGGACCAAAAAACATGGCAGATCCAGAGCAGTATAAATCGGTATCACTTGATCTTGATACCTACAATCTACTTAAAACTGTGGCAGAAGCTGAGTGTCGTAGTATTGGGTTGCAGATACGGTGGATGATTAAAAATGGTATGGTAAATCCAACCAGCCCTAATGTATCGCCATCTGCACTTATCCCCGCACAACAGCCAATCCCTACAATGACGTCTGTAAAACGACGTAAAGGTAATAAGAAATTATTTACCTCGGGTGCGACATGTGAGATTTTGTTGAGGTTGTTTACTACAAATGCAACACTGACTGCGAGTGATTTTGTAGATGCAGATTTAGAAGACCCAAGTGGTGCTTTATATAATCTGTTTAAGCGTGGTGATGTGCAACGTCTTGGTGAAGGTAAACCTTACCGATATCATATTACTGTCCAAGGGGTTGCTAAAGCCCGTGAAATCTTACGCAGAAGGGAACGAGAAGATGCCGCGTAAAAATAAAAAGTATTCCCAAAAATTGATTAACTCGGTTCATGCAGATAAACTTGCGGGGGATACCCTCCGCGAGTTGCAGAAAAATCATAACCTAACAATGAACCAGTTAACATACATTCTCTATACTCTATCCCCAGCCGAGAAGAATGTTAAAGAAATCATTCCAGATGTAACACAAAGGATTGGTTCCGCACCTCCGTCAAAAATAGGGCTTTGGGATAAAGTAAAACTCATGTTAGGGTTTTAGGCGTCAGTTATTGACATATTCCTCCCTTAGACTAAACCCCCAATCAATACTGGTTGGGGGTCTTTTTACCACTAAACATTATTCATGACCTAAAAAAGAAGCCGCTCAGACGCCGCTCGATGCTCTCAAAGCACATGGGTAGGGGGTAAGTAGGGGGTAAATTTTGACCAATAAACATGGTCTCTGACCCACTTTGCTATATAGGACCAAAAGATGGATAGAGTAAAATTTGTTTTTTATGATTTGATAATATACAATATATGACTATCGCCCTATATACAAAGAGTTAGAAGGTGAATTACGAAGATTGATCCGATATCTTGTTCAATAGACAGTAACTTTCTCTGTCCGCGCGGTTTTGATTTGATGAAAATTTTAATTTTATGTTTTTCGTTTTTGGTCCTATTATACAAAGTGTCCCATGTTAGAAGAGGAGAACATGCAAAATGGCTCTAGCCAAAGCTACTCACAAGCCCACGATTGATGTCGTCGCAAATCCTAGAAAAGAAAAACAGATCACGCCCAAACAAGAAGAATTTGCACGATTGTATGTCTGTGAAGATATCTCACAAACAGAGGCCGCTGTCCGCGCTGGATTTAGTGTGAAATCAGCCCACGCCATTGCATCACAATTACTCAATGGTGTGCGGTATCCCCATGTGGTTGCAAGAATCCGTGAGCTGAAGCAAGAACTATCTAAAAA